CTAGCGCTTCTTAAGTGATAACCTGTTCTTGTTCCACCTACGCCAGCTCTCTCTAAAGCTTCTTCTATAATGTCATCGATTTCTAAATCGAATGCTGTTGTTCCAGAGGTAGCCATTTAGCCTCCTATTTATCTATATACAGAATTAATGTTGCATTAGCTACTGAAGTTGCTCCAACACCATCTGTGTATAAAACTCCATCTTCAGGTAAGTTTAAAGTTTCTGTTTGTCCTGGCGGTACTCTAACTGGAATGTAAACTCCTGTTGTAGTTGTTGAACTAACATTAGTTGCATTTGCTAAAAGATTTATATCTGCAGTTCCAGCTGCTCCTCCAGTTGTAGTATTAGATTGTAAAGCATAAGCTCTTAATCTAGTTCTACCAGTAAACGCAACACCATTTGCTTCTAATACAATTGGTTTTACATCTGATTTCATACTCATAAATTTTATCTCCTAAATTTTAGGAGCACCCGAAGGTGCTCCATTAATTATTATGATAATTCTGGTTGACCTTCTCCAGGTTTACCATTGTCTTCAACAGTGTAGTAAATAGTTACTAGAGTAGTTGATGATAAAGTAGAAGATGCAACACCTGCACCATAGATAGTTGAATTACCATCTAATACAGTGTTAGTTGCAGTTCCTAATGAACCATTAACTTTTCCTGATTGAAAACCATTAGCACTTAATGCAGAAGCAAGAGTTGTTGCTCCAGCACCTGAAGTTGAAGTACCAAGATTAATTGTTTTGTCTGCTGCGCCAGTTGCATTGTGAGTTACGTCCATAATTCTAGCGTTGTCCGGTAGAACTACAGCGCCACCACCAATGCCTGTTACAGCTGCGTAAGTTGAAGTAGAACCATCTACTACAACCTCTGCTGCAAGAACTACTGTTCCAGGAAATGTATCTTTTTTATCCTGACCACCGTGAGATCTTACAATGCCTTGAAAGGTATTTGTTGCCATAATGTTATCCTCCTAGTTTTATAGAATACTGTCTCTAGGCCGTCGACTATACGCGTCAGCATTCTAAATATATGTATAGTGCTTTAATTATATATTAGATTTTAGTAGAGTGCAAGAGGGCCTACGGTAAAGATTGGATTTTTCCAACAATGTAGCTTTTTTTAAGTTGCTACAGAAACTTGGGGAGCTATTTCATTAACCTTATTATCTAAATGAGCTTTTTTAGCTTCAGCCATTTTAATATGGTTAATCACTTCTTTCACCTTATGGTCTATTCTGACCATATTGAGAGTATATCTACCCTCGTTAAGATGCTCCTGCTCCCATTGTAGATCCAGTGACTTTTTCTGTTTGTATAGATCCTGCAGATGTTGTTGCATCGTCATTTATAACCTCCTCATAGGTTATTCTATTTATCTCATCAGCATAATTGCTTCCAAGATATTCCCATTCTATACTTTTTTCTCCTAGTTTGTCAAGTATAGCATTTTCAAGAGCTTCAGCGTTATCTTCACTCAAAACTTTAAATTTTGCGTGATGATCATAAGCCCAAATAGTTACAAGGAAAGTTTTCATATACACCTTTTATCATAAAAAAAGGGGGCCGTGAAGCCCCCTTTTTTGTTTAATTGTTTATTATGCTCCTGGAGATCCGAAGATACCTCTAGCATCAGAGAAACCAAATGAATATCTCTCTCTTGCTTTGTATCTCACGTTACCAGTGTCAAAGTCACCTTCCATTGCAGTTTTTAGAGGTGCTCTGTTGAACATTTTCATACCGTTAGGCACGTCTGTTTTGATGAAGAACGCATCAGTATCAGTTAAGTAGTTGTTTACTACATAACCTTGTGGGATCATTCCCATTGAACCGATTGCATTTACATCGTTATCAGCTGTACCAACTCTTCCTTGAGATTTCATCAATCTCTCAGCTGTAAATTGAAGCTCAGAAGGAATGATTAATTTCATACCTTTAGCTGCAATTTTTAGACCTCTTTCATCAGTGAAAGCCGCAATGTCGATTAGCGACTGTTCTAATGAAGTCTCATTTAAGTCAGCAGAAGTTGCTAACTCATTTGAGTAAGTCCCAGCAATCGTAGGGTGAACAGCAGAACAAAGTTCTACACCGTCTCCACCTAGGAAGTTAGTATTAAACGCATTGTTTAACACGGCTGCCGCTTTAACTTGTTTAGTGTTTGCCATAGATCTAGCTAACGCTTTTGTGTATCTAGTAGCAATTCTATCATACAAGTTGTCCTCGATCGCTTCTTCAGTGATCGCGAACGCTAAAGCAATTGTTTCGTGAGTGTATCTAGCAGTGTAAGTCTCTTGCGCATTGTCAAACGTTACTCCTGAACCTTCCGGTTTAACAGCAGCATTTGCAAACCCTGATAACATTACTTCTTCTTCAAAAGCTCTGTCAGAGTTCTCAATGTCGTAGATCTCTAAGTGCTGATTCTCGTATCTTTTGTACTCCAGGCCAAATAAAGCATTTAAACCTGGCTCTAGTTCTTTGACTAGTTGTTGTCTTGATATCGCCATAGTTAGTCTCCTTTATTAGATACCTGTAGTTGATTTTAAGAAGTGTTCGTTGATTGTAACAACACAGTTAACATTATCTACACCTACTTCATTGTTCTCAATATCTTTTGAGAAGCCAATTAATCTTAATTGTGCAGTAGTTGTTACAAATGATGTGTCGTCTAATTCAACTTTAGACACTCCATTGATTGTGCTTCCAGCAACATATGAAATATCAGCGTTCATTCCAACGTCTGATCTCTCTGTGTCAGCTGAAGACTGGATTTCGAATCTTGCATATGGATCATCATATACAAAAGCTTCGATAGTTTCTCCGTTACCTACGTCTGTTTGCGTATAGAAGTTTGAGAACTTTGGTTTGCCAGTCGAAGGGTCTTTCGAAATGAAAGTTCCCCAGAAAACACCCAAAGATACATTGTCAGCATCAGCTTTGTCGATGTATCCAGAAGTCACCATTTTAACCAAGTCACCTTGGAAAATAGATGTGCTAGAATTATCGGCAATCTCATACTGAGACATACCTTGATTGTCAGCATTTTGACCAACTTTACCAATAGGTCTTAAACCGAACGCAGCGTCTTTATTTGCCATAGTTTTTCTCCTTATTAGTATGGTTGATGGTTATGAATCGTTAAAAAATTAACTTTTCTTTGTACCACCAAAAGTTACATTTGAGCGCCTTTCATTACTGATAGGCATACTCGGGTGTTGTTCCTTCATAGGCTCGTTTTCGATTGCTTTTTCTCGATCTTGCGTTCTAGCATTGTAGTACGCTTCACGTTGCTTTGCGAGCTCTTCCGGTATCCTTGCCAACACAAGGCCACCAACTCCGATTACTCCTGCGTATTTGCCATCGGCAATCTGTGGATAATCATAATCTGGATACTCGTCAGCTCTGACTAGTTCCCAGCCTGATCTGATTTTACCTGACATATTTTTAGCGTCATTAAAACCAAGAACTTCTGTTCTTATCCATCTGTGCCTAAAACCATCTGGCGCAGGGGGTGCATCTAAAGATGATGGTGGAGTCCAAACTTTTTTTCGAGTTTCTTTTTCTCGAGTTTGACTCGCACGAGAAGTTTTATCAATTGTCATACTATACCTCCTTCGTGAGTTGCAATTGTCTTGCATAGTCTTCAAGTGGCACGCCTAATTTTTTAGCGATCGCAACTTGTGAAGGCGTGAGCTTCACAGTTTTCGCGCGTCCTGTTGTGGCTGGACGTCTAGCTGAGGCAACCGTTTGTGCTGGTCTTCTTTGCTCCTGCACAACTTTTTCAGTTGAACCTTCATTACTATCAAATTTATGAGGAAATTCAAGTCTTATTCTCTTGTCTATTTCTTCATAATAATCATCGCTTTTAGGATCATATCCTTCTTCTTCGACTAGCTTTTTATGTAAATCAAACGCAGTATACGTCATTGCTGAATCGTTACCAAACCAAGGGTTTTTAGCTGCCCAACTCTCTGCTTTAGGGTCCGTTTGAATTTGTTCCCTTTGTTCAGATTGTTGAGGAGTTATATTAACTTCCTTTTCTGGTTTCTTTTCAGCCATTTGTTTCTGTGCTGACTTTAGATTACCAAGTCTAGCAGCATCCATTGTAAGCTGTGCAATCTCTTGTTGAGCTTGTACTTGTGCTTCAACGTCACCACTATCGATGGCATTTTTAAGAGCAAGTTTTGCAGCATTTAGATTTGTTGTAACTCTTTTTTCAAACTCAGATACATAACTTTTATCTAAGTGTGAAAACTTATTTTCTAATTGCTCTCTTTGCTCTTTTTGTACTCTTGCAAATGCAAGAGCTTCTTCTCTTTGCCTTTCGGCCTCTCTCATCTTTCTAGTCAGTTTATCAATTCTTTTTTTAACTGAATCGCTATACTTTTCTAGTTCTTCCTTCTGTTTATCTTGAGCTTGAACATCAGACTGCTGATCAGATTTCTCATCTGTGTCAGCGGACTGACTATCGTCTTGAGTGACTTCGATAGTTTCTTTTTCATTCTCGGTCTCCTTTGATTGCTCGTCAAGATTAACGTCAGCACCTTCTTCTTCGCCAACATCAATCATATTTTCTTTATCTTCTGGCATAGTTTCTCCTATGTATTAAAATTGCGTGATTATACTTTCAGGATCTTTTACAGTTCCTAAAACTTCATCATCGTTTAATATTCTCAACTCGCCACCTTCTATTGGTAAACGTGATCCTGCATATCTTGCAAAAATCACCCAATCTTTTTCTTTACACCAAGCACCTGATGAAAATTTTTCTTTATCTTGATAAGCCAATGGACCCATTTTTAAAACATAACCAACGTTTGTTGATATACGTCCTCTGTCCAAAGTTTCTTGAGATAAAATTAATCCACCTTTAGTTTTTTCAGGAGGTGTAAATGGTAGAATTAACATTCTCCATCCTGTTGGTTCTGGTAATTCTTCTGTTTGTGATTTAATATTTTCAGGGTTTA